ACGAGACGGTCATCGGAATCATCAAGGCTAGAGCCACCGAGAAGAGCGGAACCAAGAACCTGAACCTCGAAGTCTCGCTGTTCCCCGCCCCTTCCCCGCTGAAACCCGACAAGGAAGCCATTGAAGCCGACTTCGAAGTCGTCGACATCGATTGACGGCAACTACCAAAAGCTGATTCAGCAGCTCGTTGCCTCGGAGGACTGGCGAGCTCTCCTCATCGAGCTTCTGGCTGTCGCTCACCGCGATGGCGGCCAGTACACGCAGCTCGCCGGCGTCGCTGTCAGCATGGAAGACGCCATCAATAGGCTCAATTACGAGCGCCAGGAGCTCGCGAAGCTCCGTCGAGAGATAAGATAGCAAAAGGAGAACCCGATGCCACTCAAGAAGGGCAAAAGCCAGAAGGTCGTTAGCGAGAACATCAAAGAGATGGTCGCTTCCGGTTATCCACAGAAACAAGCCGTCGCCGCATCGCTCAATCAAGCCCGAAGGAGCGGCGCCGACATACCGAAGAAGAAGAAGAAGTGAGCGACCCGCCTCCCAAGATTGGTACCTACCTTCGTCACGGTCGAACCGGTGACCTTGCCCGTGTCGTCGAGCACGAAGGCAAGATGGCAATCAAGCCTGACCTGCCGGGCTCGCCCGTTTACTACCCGATGTCTCGTCTTCACGAGTTCAACGTCGAGGAACAGCCGAAGAAGCTACCTCCTGGTAGCTGGGCTCGGGTCGCTTACGAGGCTGACCGTGCCCTTTGCGAGATTCATCCCGAGTTTAAACGCCAGAAGGACTGGAACTCGGTGCATCCAGTAGAAAAGGCCGCCTGGATAGAGCGGCGCTTCAAGTTCGACAACGTCTTGCGGCTCGAATTGTACAATCTCATCTGCGACTTTCTGGACAAGCATTCATGAACCTGTGTCAGTGCATCACTTTCGAATTTGGGGACGACTCCTCCATTGGGTTCCAAGCAGACCCACCCAGGGGTATACGAATAAAGCATCGCAATGATGTTCTGCTCCTGAGCAACAGAGAGGTCCAGGCTCTTCTTGAGTTCATCGAGAAGCACTACACCGCCCAACTTCCTTCTGGCAATTGACTTATGAGTGGCTCACGTCTCGAACTTGCCAATCCGAACACCTTCGAGTCGCCCAAAGAGTACGTCGAAAAGCACCTGGCACCGCTCGTTACGGAGCTTCACCGAGTCACCAACGAGCTCTTGTCGCCTGGTTCTTCGTCTGCTGAAGAATGGGGCGTGGACATGGTGCCGAGTAAGGCAGATGCCATCTTTCGTCGCCTCGACAAGCGGGTCGATGACTCCCCCAAGCATGTCATCTTTGACGGTTCCGAGTATTTCTCGCTTCCGAAGGAGCTTCTTCGAGCCAAGCAAGCAAAGATAATGTTTACTGCTGTGCTCTACACAAAGGGCAAAGGTGAAGCCCAGTTTCGTCTAGTTCGCGACGACGGCGTGGTTGTGGAGAACAGTGTCATCTACGTTTCTGAGCAGCACACGGTTGCCACATACACCCGTCACCTACCTTTTGGTGACCAGCCTGGCTCGATTTCCCCGGATAGCCGCACATACTATATAGAGGCCAGCTCGCAAGGCCGCTGCATTCCAGTTTGCAGGCGGTTCTCGTTGTCCTTTGTATACATATGACCTTTGCCATCATTGTTCTCTGCGTCTTGGGGTGCTTCGTCATCATCCTCCGGACGCTGGAGGGCAAGGTTGGCTCACTCAGCAAGCGACAGCGCGACTCCGAGTCTCGGATTGGTGGGCTCGAAGTGAAGGACTACGCCCAGGACCTGCGCTTGGATGCACAGCAGCGAGCCATCAAGGGCATCAAGGGTGACGTTCGCGAGCTCGGTAGGGACATCGGGTGGGGCGACGAGAAGCGTAAGACCCAAGTCATCAAGAAGTTCTCTGACGAAGACGAATGACAGCAATACCTAGGAGCTCTTCCTATACGCCATCCGTATGGGGAGCGAAGTTCCATGCAAGACGAGAAGAAGAAGTCTTCGGGGCGGGCGCTGCCGGACCAGGTAAGGCGCTTGCACTCGATACAATCATCCCTACCGCTCGCGGTCTGGTACCTCTGGCAGACGTACACCCCGGTGACGAGGTATTTGGAATCAGGGGAAACCGAGTTCGAGTTATCGCGGAGACGCCTGTTGCAATCGATCGTCCATGCTATTCGCTAGAGCTGCACCATCTGACCATTGTAGCAGACGCCGAGCACGAATGGGTAACTGTTGGCGACCATCGGTTCGCGCTGAAGACGACCAAGCATTTCCACGAGTCACCTTTCAGCCATAGTATTCCGGCAGCTGACATCATCGACTTTGGCCCAGCCAAACCGTTCAAGCTGGACCCCTACGTCTTGGGAGTCTGCATCGTCCTCGGGCAGCCAAAGGACAGGTCCAAGTTCACCGGCTGGGACTTAGAGCTCTACTCCAACATGCGCCAGGTTGGCTACACGTTAGACGAGGTCTCGTTCAAGGTGTCGCAGATTCGGGAGCGTCGAGATGTCATCAACCAACTGGTTCCTGAATCTAACCGCCGCATTCCTAGCGAATATCTCTTTGGCTCTTTTAATCAGAGAATGGCTCTCGTTGAAGGAATCATGGACGGTGCTGGAGGCAGCGGACCAACAGTGGAAAGCACTGATCTGCCTTTCCTCGGTGACTTTTTTACTCTTGCTGCTTCACTGGGTCTTAGTCCTCACCTTCGTCAGGGATATCGACGAGGGCATGGTGTTGGCTACTACGTATCCCTCCAGACCCGGACCTATCGCTGCTCCCGAAGGGTCAACGGCAAGCCCCATCTGAGGAAAGAGCGCGTCCGCTACGAGGTCCTGAATGTCAAACGGGTGCATTCGGTGCCTGTCAAATGCATTCAGGTCGACGGCGGCACCTACTGCATAACTCCGGCGTACATCCCGACGCACAACTCGATGGTATTGCTCACGGACCCATTGGAGCAGGTTTGGGTTGAGCACATTCGCTGTCAGCAGAACAAGATTCCCGAAGCTTTTCCCGGCGACATCAAGGAGGCCATCAAGGCCAACCCGCTTCGGTGGGGCCACTCAGAGGGCTGGGCGCTGCATCTCCGGCGCACGCTGACTCGTCTCGGCGACACCATCGAGCGAGCTCACCGCATGTTCCCGCTCATCGACCCGGACGTCGAGTGGAACGAGAAGAAGAGCATCTTCACGTTCTCCAGCGGGTTCAAGTATCAGTTCGGCCACTGCAAAGACCGCACTGACTACATGAACTATCTCGGTCAAGCCTACTCGCACATCGGCTTTGACGAGTTGGTCGAGTTCGACAAGAAGCAGTACGACTTCATTTGTTCTCGTAACCGCTCCGGTGACCCGGTGCTCCGGCTGATGCTCAAGAAGCGCAGCATGAGTAACCCGCGCATGGGTGACAACAAGGGCGAGAACATCGAGATTGACGACCCGGGCTGGGTGAAACGCTACTTCGTAGACCCAGCTCCCGAAGGGAACAAGATTCTCCGCCGCAAGATTGTACTCAAGAGCGGAGAAGAGGTCTGGGTCCGTCGTCTCTATCTTCCGGCGACCCTCTACGATAATCCCGACAAGGACTTCGTTCGGACCTACGAGATTGAGCTTCGTTCGAAGCCGAAGCACATCCAAGAGTGCTACCTCTTCGGGCGCTGGGACTCTGTCATTGGCTCGTTCTTCGAAGAGTCGTGGAATCCTGACGTCAACAAGTGTCGCCCCTTCAAGATACCACCGAACTGGCCCATCTTTCGTGCTCTCGATTGGGGCTACGTTACGCACGGTAACCTCGGGTACTACGCCGTCGATACTGCACTCGATACCGTTTACAAGTTTTGGGAGTGCACATTCAAGCGGAAGGACGTCCCCACCTTCGTGAAGGAGACCATCAAGCCCTTCGAGGAAGCCAACAAGCTTTGGAACCCGTTCTCGGGCTCACTCGTCTACGGACCCGCCGACACTCAGATTTGGGAAGAGAAGGGCGACGCAGCCCTTTCCAAATATCAACAATTCGTTCAGAATGGGGTTGACTGGTGCTACGCGGACAAGCGGTCGCGTGAGGACAACGCCCAGCGGGTTCACGAGAGGTTGGTAGGCCACGAGAATTACTCGCGTCCTGCGAAGCTCATCATCTTCGAGAATTGCAAGAGCACGCTCCAGGTGCTCCCTGCAATGCAGACCGACCCTCTCCACCCCACCGAGCCCGCCAAGGGTGGCTTCGACCATCCCTACGATGAGACGTCCTACGCCATGGCTTACATCCACGGACGCATCATCGATCCACCCAACTACAAGGGCCGAGTCGTCGAGAAAGACGATGATGAGCAGCGGGACGTCTCTCGTGGCTCATTTGGTTATTGGCAAGGCTAAATGGACCCCATCGACATTGAAGTTCCAGCAGAGCCCGCTGAAGATGCCGGTTACGTAGACGCCGACCTGGAAAACCAGCTCGAAGCACCAGAGCCACAGCCGCTCGTCATTAACGTCGACTCACCTAATCTCGTCCCGGACCTCGAAGCCGATGAGGAAGGCGCCAAGTTTCTCAAGAAGCTCGTTCAGGATGTCCATGACGAGTTCAAAACGGCTTGGGACAAGAACGACGCTTATCGCCAGAAGATTGCGGAGGCCTGGCGTGTTCTTTTCTGTGACCTACCTCCAAAGTCAAAACCCTTTGAGAACTGCGCCAACGCTGCCATCCCTCTGGCTCTTCAGAACATCGTTCGCCTTACGAACAAGATGACCACTGAAGTGTTTGGAGATTGGAGCGACGTCTTCAACTTCATTCCAACGAGTCCAGAGAGCGAGCCTATCGCTCCCATCGTCACGCAGCATTCCAACTGGCAGATTCGGAACCGCATCCCTGGCTACAAGCGCCAGATGAAGCGAGCCATCCTCATCTTTGCCGTTGCCGGCGACGTTGCCTGTCACTCGTATTACGACCCGATTACCCGCCAGAACTGCCACGAGATTCTTACCTGTGATGACTACGTAGTGCCTTACAGCCACGTGTCGGTCAACCCGGACTTCTCTGACCTCCCGTGGATTGCTCGCCGCTTCCCGTACCACAAGTACCGCCTCAAGCAGATGGAGCGACGTGCCGGCTGGGTCAACATCGATAAGGTCACCAGCTACGACGCCCCCGAGTACACGAACGCTCAGGCGGAGACCACCCTTCGGGACACGGTTGCCGAGTTCGTTGGGGAAGACCCCTTCGGGCAGAAGAAGGGCGAGTACGAGATTGTTCAGTACGAGGGCTGGATGGAGCTGCCCGGCATCGAGGAAGAGCTCTATTGCCAGCTCATCTTCGACCTTTGCTCGAAGCTACCGCTCAAGCTGACGGTGCACATGAGGGCGCCTTATCACGAGCGTGTCCGCTTTCAGATGCAGACCCAGGAACTTCAGCAGTTCCAGCAGCAGGCGCAGCAATATCAGATGGCTACGCAGCACAAGGAGATGCAGGTCCAGGGTCTACTTCAGCAGGCTCAGTCACTCCCACAGGATAGCCCAGA